GTATAATAAATCTATATCGTTTTCTTTTGCCATTTTTATTAATTCCTCTACACATAATTTTAAAGCATTATGTGCTGTTTTTAATCCTGTTTTTTTATCTACTACAATCCATTCCATAAAAGCAAATTTAGTTCCAACACCAAAATAAATACCACCTGCACATACAGGCTTATCATCTTGACTAATTATTATACCCGTCGGAGGTAAACAATTTTTTGGAACTACACCAAACTCATGTTGTTTCCACCACTTAACGAGATACTTATAATCAGTATCTAAATTCCATTTTCTAACTTGCATTTAGTATATCAACATTTTGTTTGTCAATAATTTTTCCATAGCTTTTAGAA